TTACTCCCCATCCCCGGGCAATAAGGGCGCGTGCGCTATCCACTTTTTTGCCCGTCCATATTCAACGGCTTCTTTGAGGAGTTCATTTTCCATCGTTTTCTTGGCGAGCAGGCGCTGGAGTTCTTTAATCTGCTTCATGGCGGCAGCAAGTTGAGAGGCAGGAACAACCTGTTCTCCGGCGGCCACAGCAGTAAGACTTCCTTCCTGGTATTGCTTACGCCAGAGAAATAACTGGCTGGCTGCTACACCATGTTGCCGGGCAACGAGGGAGACCGTCATCCCCGGTTCAAAGCTCTGCTGAACAATTGCGATCTTTTCCTGTGTGGTACGCCGTCTGCGTTTCTCCGGCCCTAAGACATCAATCATCTGTTCTCCAATGACTAGTCTAAAAACTAGTATTAAGACTATCACTTATTTAAGTGATACTGGTTGTCTGGAGATTCAGGGGGCCAGTCTAGATCTGCATAACCAAAGAAAAAATGACTAAAATGCCAACGGTGCTGTGGATGCGTTAAAGGAAGAATTAACCAGACGCATCAGTAAGCGTTATGACGATGTAGAGGTGATCATAAAAACCACCAGCAACGATGGCCTTTCTGTTACACGCACCGCAGATAAGGATTCTGCAAAAACTTTGTTCAGGAGACTCTGAAAGATACCTGGGAATCTGCTGACGAGTGGTTTGTTCACTAATAAACACGTAAAATCGGTAACGACTGAAAATCATTCAAACTCGCACTATCGAAAGTTCATCAGCCAGCCGCAGCACGTTCTTGCATACGACGTGTCTGCGGTCTCAACTCCGCCCGCCCCCGCCAATCATGATTGGGCAGTACCAGTACAGCACTAGCAAAGACAGGAAATTAGCAGTCTCAGCAAAACACCGACCAGACGGTGAGAAGACAAAAAGATACGCAAAGATGCCGCGGTTCCAGAAGAATAAAAAACCGCTAATGGACAGCCTCCTTAACACAGTTTTTTATATACATGATTCACTGATACCAGTGGCATTAATAGCTATTATATAGCTTCGGCTCCTTTTTTCATATCTTAAGGAAAAATTGCCCCCTCCCCCAAAAAGTATCGTTTTTTTACATTAAACCGACCCAGTTTAGGATAGTGTAAAGCATAAGTTCTTCAATATATGACATATGGAGTTAATATGCTTACACAAACTATATATCCGCCTCCTCCAGAAGTTCCTGTCTACTGCTGAAGGGAACCAATAACATTGCAAGGCAGATAAAAAAGAATCCAACACCTCTCAACATAAAGAATACTCTCTGATATTTATGCTCCCGACAAATAACAATCACAGATTAATTTCAAATTCGTTCTCCACTTATTCAATCGACACTAGCTATGCATATGAAAATTATCTAACCCATTGGACTGAATGGAAAAATAACCGCATACAACAAGAACAACGAGACATCGCTTTTCAGCGACTAGTATCATGTCTGCAAAACCAAGAGACGAACCTAGACTTGTCTGAATTAGGCCTGACAACATTACCTGAAATCCCCCCGGGAATTAAATCAATTAATATAAGTAAAAATAATTTAAGCTTAATCCCCCCATTGCCTGCGTCCCTTACACAGCTTAATGTCAGCTATAACAAACTTATTGAACTGCCTGCTTTGCCTCAAGGACTTGAATTATTGAATGCGTCCCACAATCAACTAATTACACTACCCATACTCCCCATATCTTTGAAGGAACTTCATATCTCAAATAATCAATTATGCTCTCTTCCTGTTTTACCAGAACTACTGGAAACATTAGATGCATCATGTAATGGGCTGGCAGTTTTACCACCTTTATCATTTTCTTTACAAGAGCTTAGCGTAATAGGGAATCTTCTTAGTGAACTCCCCCCCCTACCTCACAACATTCACTCCATATGGGCAATCGACAATATGTTAACCGATATTCCATACCTGCCGGAAAATTTAAGGAACGGTTATTTTGACATAAATCGGATAAGTTATCTCCCGGAAAGTATTCTTAATCTGGGGAATGAATGTTCAATACATATTAGTGATAACCCATTATCATCCCATGCTCTGCAAGCCCTGCAAAGATTAACCTCTTCGCCGGACTACCACGGCCCACGGATTTACTTCTCCATGAGTGACGGACAACAGAATACACTCCATCGCCCCCTGGCTGATGCCGTGACAGCATGGTTCCCGGAAAACAAACAATCTGATGTATCACAGATATGGCATGCTTTTGAACATGAAGAGCATGCCAACACCTTTTCCGCGTTCCTTGACCGCCTTTCCGATACCGTCTCTGCACGCAATACCTCCGGATTCCGTGAACAGGTCGCTGCATGGCTGGAAAAACTCAGTGCCTCTGCGGAGCTTCGACAGCAGTCTTTCGCTGTTGCTGCTGATGCCACTGAGAGCTGTGAGGACCGTGTCGCGCTCACATGGAACAATCTCCGGAAAACCCTCCTGGTCCATCAGGCATCAGAAGGCCTTTTCGATAATGATACCGGCGCTCTGCTCTCCCTGGGCAGGGAAATGTTCCGCCTCGAAATTCTGGAGGACATTGCCCGGGATAAAGTCAGAACTCTCCATTTTGTGGATGAGATAGAAGTCTACCTGGCCTTCCAGACCATGCTCGCAGAGAAACTTCAGCTCTCCACTGCCGTGAAGGAAATGCGTTTCTATGGCGTGTCGGGAGTGACAGCAAATGACCTCCGCACTGCCGAAGCCATGGTCAGAAGCCGTGAAGAGAATGAATTTACGGACTGGTTCTCCCTCTGGGGACCATGGCATGCTGTACTGAAGCGTACGGAAGCTGACCGCTGGGCGCAGGCAGAAGAGCAGAAGTATGAGATGCTGGAGAATGAGTACTCTCAGAGGGTGGCTGACCGGCTGAAAGCATCAGGTCTGAGCGGTGATGCGGATGCGGAGAGGGAAGCCGGTGCACAGGTGATGCGTGAGACTGAACAGCAGATTTACCGTCAGCTGACTGACGAGGTACTGGCCCTGCGATTGTCTGAAAACGGCTCACAACTGCACCATTCATAATCACATCGCATAAACCACAGACCGGACTGACTCCGGAAAAACGGAGGCCCGCCCCCGGGCCTCCCCGGATTCATCCGTTTCCCTGTTCAGCCTGACAGCACGCCCCGGCTGCCGGATGACAGACTCCGCTTCGGTAAGCAAAGCGGTCTTCTGTGATTCCGCCAGTTGCGGCTTATTCATTACTCAACGTCAAACGCCCGAATTGAAGCCAAATCATCCAGACCGCTCAGCTCCTCTTTCATTTCACGCTGACGGCGATAAATCTCATCGTTGCGCTCAACAATGGCCTGTATCATCGCTGTGGCCAGTTCTTCCAGTTCCGGCATCGACAGTTTCACCTGCTGATTATCGGCATCACCCCACGTCATCACGTCCCGTACAATGTCGGATTTCGCAGCCATTACCACCGGATAAAGGCGGCCCAGTGAGTTGGGGCCAGCGTTCCACGTGCGACCGTTCCATTCAAACGTGAACGGCTTCGCCTCCTGTTCTGTGCGCCATGCTTCAATTCCCTGACGTCTGGCCTCTCTGGCCGCTTCCAGCATTTCTGGTGTCACAGTGAATGGGGCTATCTCACCCCATTTGCCGCTTTGCAGTTCCTGCCAGATTTGCTGACCCGTCGGAGCGACATCATCAGCGGTGGCTGTGTAGGGGACTGCCGGGTCCCTGTCGTCAAAAAAAAACGTCACAGTCTACTGCACCACTTTCGGTATAACGGGGATTAATGATTTTTTTAATTTCCACGGTGCATTCCTCACAATGTGCGAATAAAAAGCCCAAGCATTGCGCCAGAGACATATGTATCCGGCACCCCGGACAGGGCGCAATATGACCCCGGTAATGAATGCTCTGAACATCCCGTAATGAAATATTGTGGGTATACTATATGCGTTCCGGTGGGAGTACAGGGCGCTGAAATCCCCACCGGTCCCAGTCGTGAGCCTCTGTATGACCGCCCCCTGACAAGTCTGATGTCTTTATCACCGTCAGCTTCTCCCTGATACGCAGCAATAATCAGCCCGCCAATGTCAGTGGATTTGCCCCTATATTTCCAGACATCTGTTATCACTTAACCCATTACAAGCCCGCTGCCGCAGATATTCCCGTGGCGAGCGATAACCCAGCGCACTATGCGGATGCCATTCGTTATAATGCTCGAACGCCTCTGCAAGGTTCTTTGCTGCCGTTAACCCGTCTGGTTTGGGCATGATACTGATGTAGTCACGCTTTATCGTTTTCACGAAGCTCTCTGCTATTCCGTTACTCTCCGGACTCCGCACCGCCGTGTTCTTCGGTTCAAGTCCCAACATCCGGGCGAACTGGCGTGTTTCATTAGCCCGGTAGCATGAACCATTATCCGTCAGCCACTCCACTGGAGACGACGGAAGATCGTTGCCGAAGCGGCGTTCCACCGCTCCCAGCATGACGTCCTGTACTGTTTCACTGTTGAAGCCGCCGGTAGTCACCGCCCAGTGCAGTGCCTCACGATCACAGCAGTCCAGCGCGAACGTGACACGCAGTCTCTCTCCGTTATCACAGCAGAACTCGAACCCGTCAGAGCACCATCGCTGATTGCTTTCTTTCACGGCCACTCTGCCTGTATGTGCCCGTTTCGATGGCGGTACAGCAGGTTTTCGCTCAAGCAACAGCGCATTCTGGCGCATGATCCGGTAAACACGTTTGGCATTGATCGCAGGCATACCATCAAGTTCTGCCTGTCTGCGAAGCAGCGCCCATACCCGACGATAACCATACGTGGGCAGCTCTCCGATAACATGGTGTATACGGAGAAGCACATCCGTATCATCAGTGTGACGACTGCGGCGGCCATCCATCCAGTCATCGGTTCGTCTGAGAATGACGTGCAACTGCGCACGCGACACCCGGAGACAACGGCTGACTAAGCTTACTCCCCATCCCCGGGCAATAAGGGCGCGTGCGCTATCCACTTTTTTGCCCGTCCATATTCAACGGCTTCTTTGAGGAGTTCATTTTCCATCGTTTTCTTGCCGAGCAGGCGCTGGAGTTCTTTAATCTGCTTCATGGCGGCAGCAAGTTGAGAGGCAGGAACAACCTGTTCTCCGGCGGCCACAGCAGTAAGACTTCCTTCCTGGTATTGCTTACGCCAGAGAAATAACTGGCTGGCTGCTACACCATGTTGCCGGGCAACGAGGGAGACCGTCATCCCCGGTTCAAAGCTCTGCTGAACAATTGCGATCTTTTCCTGTGTGGTACGCCGTCTGCGTTTCTCCGGCCCTAAGACATCAATCATCTGTTCTCCAATGACTAGTCTAAAAACTAGTATTAAGACTATCACTTATTTAAGTGATACTGGTTGTCTGGAGATTCAGGGGGCCAGTCTAGTCAGGGTCTCCCCATCTGTTGCGGACAGAGCTCGCCACGATTCTGTAAATAATATCTTCTGTGGTTATATTTATTTTCACCCAGTCAGTCAGAAATCCAGATAAGGACCAGTAGGGGGCGTGATAAATGGGGCCGTTAATGCCGTAAAAAGTAAGGGATTTGGCTCTGCGCCGCGGTTCCCTTGTCTCAGGGTGTGCATCAATCCACCGGATGCTGAGCCCCCCTTCAAACAGTGTGTCGGGTATGATGATGCCGTAGGGGCCAGCAACGGAATATTCACCTGGCAGCGCATTCCTTACCCAGACCAGGAAATCATCCTTAGCGTCAAAACGGATAACATCTTCATACAGAAAAGCACGCCCAAAGCCGAATGCGCCGGGTATCGCCAGACGGCCTTTTGTCCGGTCGTAAATGTCGCTCTGTGCTTCCATCGTGGCTGCACTTTTCAGCCCCAGATTATCCCGGGACTTCTGTTGTGCCTTTTCGCCTGCTGCTGCGATTTCAGACAGATGGTTAGCCGTTTTCAGGGTGCCGGTCAGCGCAGCATCAATGTCATTTTTGGCCTGTTCTGCTGCGCGGGCATAACCGGCGGCTGCCTGTGCTCGCTGACCGGATAAGACGGCGTTTTTCCCCGTGCTTTTCACGTCTTCCGCTGTGGCCTTTCTGTTCTCAGCTGTGACTGTTGCATCCTGTCGGGCTTTCTCCGCAAAACGTTGTGCATCATCACGGGCCGTTGCGGCTGCCGCCACATCCTGCGCCGTCTGCCGTGCGTTTCCGGCTGAGCTCCCGGCACTCTGCTGCGCCTGTTGCGCCAGCTCTCCGAATTTCTTCAGGGATTCCGGACGCAGGTCAATATTAGTTGCGCCCAGAAAATCATTCAGCGAACCGTCCGTTGAATCTTCATAAACGCGGATGACACCGATTTCTGAAAGGCGCCGTGTACTTTGTGTCAGGCGAACGCTGTACACACCCGGCAGAACGGGGAAGTCATATTCCCCGTTCTGTGTGGTGACATGGCTGAAAACACTTTTCAGAATCCCTGCACGGTTGTGCATGGAGGTTAGTGTTGAGGTAGCCTGAGTTTAACGGACACTCCTTCCTGAAATAGAATGGCATCAGAAGGAGCTAATAATGAGCAGAAAAACCCAACGTTACTCTAAAGAGTTCAAAGCCGAAGCTGTCAGAACGGTTCTTGAAAATCAACTTTCGATCAGTGAAGGCGCTTCCCGATTATCCCTTCCTGAAGGCACTTTAGGACAATGGGTTACCGCCGCCAGAAAAGGGCTCGGTACTCCTGGTTCCCGCACGGTGGCTGAACTGGAATCTGAAATTCTGCAACTGCGTAAGGCGTTAAATGAAGCTCGCCTTGAGCGAGATATATTAAAAAAAGCAACTGTAGATTCAATTGGTCAACGCAACAGTTATGTGAAAACATGGGGTTGCGGAGGTTTTTTGAATGAGACGAACATTTACAGCAGAGGAAAAAGCCTCTGTTTTTGAACTATGGAAGAACGGAACAGGCTTCAGTGAAATAGCGAATATCCTGGGTTCAAAACCCGGAACGATCTTCACTATGTTAAGGGATACTGGCGGCATAAAACCCCATGAGCGTAAGCGGGCTGTAGCTCACCTGACACTGTCTGAGCGCGAGGAGATACGAGCTGGTTTGTCAGCCAAAATGAGCATTCGTGCGATAGCTACTGCGCTGAATCGCAGTCCTTCGACGATCTCACGTGAAGTTCAGCGTAATCGGGGCAGACGCTATTACAAAGCTGTTGATGCTAATAACCGAGCCAACAGAATGGCGAAAAGGCCAAAACCGTGCTTACTGGATCAAAATTTACCATTGCGAAAGCTTGTTCTGGAAAAGCTGGAGATGAAATGGTCTCCAGAGCAAATATCAGGATGGTTAAGGCGAACAAAACCACGTCAAAAAACGCTGCGAATATCACCTGAGACAATTTATAAAACGCTGTACTTTCGTAGCCGTGAAGCGCTACACCACCTGAATATACAGTATCTGCGACGGTCGCATAGCCTTCGCCATGGCAGGCGTCATACCCGCAAAGGCGAAAGAGGTACGATTAACATAGTGAACGGAACACCAATTCACGAACGTTCCCGAAATATCGATAACAGACGCTCTCTGGGACATTGGGAGGGCGATTTAGTCTCAGGTACAAAAAACTCTCATATAGCCACACTTGTAGACCGAAAATCACGTTATACGATCATCCTTAGACTCAGGGGCAAAGATTCTGTCTCAGTAAATCAGGCTCTTACCGACAAATTCCTGAGTTTACCGTCAGAACTCAGAAAATCACTGACATGGGACAGAGGAATGGAACTGGCCAGACATCTAGAATTTACTGTCAGCACCGGCGTTAAAGTTTACTTCTGCGATCCTCAGAGTCCTTGGCAGCGGGGAACAAATGAGAACACAAATGGGCTAATTCGGCAGTACTTTCCTAAAAAGACATGTCTTGCCCAATATACTCAACATGAACTAGATCTGGTTGCTGCTCAGCTAAACAACAGACCGAGAAAGACACTGAAGTTCAAAACACCGAAAGAGATAATTGAAAGGGGTGTTGCATTGACAGATTGAATCTACAACAGCGTATTTTGCACAGGAGTCGCTGAAAAATACGCGTTAATCGAACAATGGCGACAACAATTTCCCATTGAAGCGATGTGTCAGGTATTTGGTGTATCCAGGAGCGGTTATTACAACTGGGTACAGCATGAACCCTCAGACAGAAAACAAAGTGATGAGCGGCTAAAACTGGAGATTAAGGTGGCACATATCCGCACTCGCGAAACATATGGAACCCGGCGGCTCCAGACGGAGCTGGCAGAGAATGGCATCATCGTTGGTCATGACCGACTGGCACGTCTTCGTAAGGAGCTAAGGCTACGCTGTAAGCAGAAACGCAAGTTCAGAGCGACTACGAACTCGAACCATAATCTGCCAGTTGCGCCAAATCTGCTGAACCAGACGTTCGCTCCTACAGCACCAAATCAGGTCTGGGTGGCGGACCTGACGTATGTTGCCACACAGGAGGGATAGTTGTACCTCGCTGGCATCAAAGATGTTTATACGTGCGAAATTGTCGGCTACGCCATGGGAGAGCGCATGACAAAAGAGCTGACAGGTAAAGCCCTGTTTATGGCGCTCAGGAGCCAGCGCCCACCTGCCGGGCTAATCCACCACACCGTTCGAGGTTCACAGTACTGCGCATACGATTACCGGGTCATACAGGAGCAGTCTGGTCTGAAAACATCAATGTCGCGTAAAGGTAACTGTTACGACAACGCTCCGATGGAAAGCTTCTGGGGAACGCTGAAAAATGAGAGCCTGAGCCACTATCGTTTTAATAACCGGGATGAAGCCATCTCAGTAATACGGGAATACATTGAGATTTTCTACAATCGTCAGCGTCGTCACTCTCGTCTGGGGAATATCTCCCCGGCAGCCTTCAGGGAAAAATATCATCAGATGGCTGCTTAAAAAAAGAACAAATGGTAGTGTCCGCTATTGCCAGTACACCTCAGAATACGGCGACGATGCAGCGCGGAATTTAGCGAGCGACCACGATCGCACACGAGAAACAAAGAGATTTTTATACTGCAGAGGAACAAGCTGGCGGGTAATTCAGCGTAGTGAATACCGGCATCTCCATCTTGTATGCGTAATGATACTCAGCAGTTGCTCCAGCAGACGCTTTCCAGCCAGGAAGCATCAAAATAGCATCCGCACAACGAAGCATTGCAAAGCAAATATCCATGTATTCACGTTGTGTCAGACCATTAGGCAAAGTGGCTGGATTCAAGACAGAGTGACCATGTCGTGACAAACGATCTGCCTCTTTATTAAAGGCGTCACGATTAAAGTTCTCATATCCCGTCATTGGCCCGGCAATATAAATTTTCATTCACTATCCAACAAATTGAGTTCGTTTTTGATACAGAGGGATTAATTCAGGCATTGCGTCTTGATGTATTCCTGAAGCGTTCTCAGTGCTGTCTGGTCTCTGATGATTCCGTCCCGGATACCGAGAACGTTTCGTCCAGCAACTGGAGAGAGTTCGACGGTGGCATCATTGCCCATGCCGGAGGCGCTGGAGGTTTCGGCTGAGGATGGCACAGGACATTTTCCTTTGACGAGCACCCTGCCACCATTATCAAGCTTGCGCCGAAGAGCATCATTTTCAGCTTTCGCATCAGCTAACTCCTTCGTGTATTTAGCATCGAGTGCATCAGCATCACGCTGGCGCTGCTGCATGTCAGTAATGGTGGCGTTCGCCTTCTCCAGTTCACTGGCCTTGTTATCGCGCTGCTCTTTGTAGGCGATTGCGTTATCACGGTAATGATTAACAGCCAATGACAGGCAGACGATGATGCAGATAACCAGAGCATAAATAATCGCGGCGACTCTGCTCACTGATCTATCCCCCAACAGGCTAATGCGCTTTCCTGGTCACGACGAATAACCTGTCCATAGCAGTTATTTGAACGTATGCGGCAATCGCGCCCACCATCTTTTATCCACCAGCGAATCGCCTCGCATGCACCTTTACGATCACCAGCATTCAGCCGCTTATAAAACGTCGACGGAAAACACTTACCGGGGCCAATGTTATAGGGACAAAATGACGCTATACCCGCTTTCTGTGGTTCGGTCAAAGGTACTTTAATATTGCGCTCCACCCATGCCAGCGCCTTATCACGTTCAATAGCGTTAACCTGGTCACATTTTTCCTTCGACAGCTTCATTCCCGGTATGACAGGCTTACCATCCACCATTGTGGCACCACGACAGATGGTCCATATGCCAGAACCATCACGGTATGCCGTTGTGTGATTACCCTCTTTTTCGTTCAGAAACTGGTCAAGTATCTGGGGAACAGACGCGCCTGCGGCAATCAGCGCCAGAACAGCAGCCGACAGGCCGTATTTGATTTTTGCGCTCATGGATATTTATCAGGATTTATCGGCAACAAATAACGAGCCAACTTATATACGCCTTTTAAGATAAGTCAGCCCCGGCTGGATCCAGTCATCAGGCTCTTTCTTAAAGGGGGAGTATTGAAATCACGAAGAAGAGCCTCCCGCACCGCAGCATCCATGTCTGCACCACTGGCAAGTGCTTCAATCTCTGCCGCCACCTGCAAATACCCCATGCAACGGCCAATGCGTTTCATAACTCTGGTGTTTTCGTCTTTCAGGCATCTGATAGCGAGATTAATAATTTTCAGGCAGTGATGATGCGATGCCCGGACAGGTTTTCCGTTCTCATAAACGACGAACTCACCCTCTTCACAGGAAACCCTGAAAGGCCGACGGGGTTCCTGGTCTTTATCCGGTGCAGACGCAATAAAATCACTTTTATGCTCTTCCTCTCCGGCACTGTTAACCGTAATGACGTACTCAGGCCGCAGGTAAGCCGCCTCTTTTTCTGACAATGCGGCCGGTAAAAACTTTTCCTGCAAAAACTTCATAAAAGTCTCGTGAGCGACTTTGTGGCAGTAATCGTAAATCGCCGCATAATGCTCATCGCGGCGTTTGTTTTCATCTTCAGAACTCACCAACGCCGACAATTTTTTATTAAGCTCAGTGATTTCATTTTCCAGGTGATTGAATCGCTGATTCATTTCTTCATGCTTCATTATTTACTCTCCCCGTGCAGCCTTACGCTTGTCTTCTCTTATTTTGAAATACAGATTCGTCAGATAAGTCAGAAGCCCCAGAAGCAGACTTCCCAGCACACCAATCGCAGCCCACTGTGACGGACTGACCTGATCAAGCCACTGCAAAAACCAGTAGCCGGCACTGCCGGCGGAGGTGCCGTAGGCAATGCCCGTTGAAATTTTATCCATGGATTTCATAGCCTCACCTCCGCAAATAACGGATGGCGTAGTTTTACACTGAGAAATGAAAGGGATTTGAAAAGAAAAAAACGCAAAAGCGGGCGAAACGATATATACAGTAAGGAAAGCACTCTATCCAACAAACCACCCACAGTTAATCGGAATAAAAGCAGAGTGCTTATGAATGATCGCACGCCCGAAGGTTAGTATTTCTGCACAGCAATTTTGCAAAAAAAGGCGATCATTCATAACTTAAACGTCTTTCAGTCACTCCGGGATTTCCCATCATCGCAGACTGAAAGACTCTGACTGGAGCGGGCAGCGGGAATCGAACCCGCATCATCAGCTTGGAAGGCTGAGGTAATAGCCATTATACGATGCCTGCATATGGTGCCGACTACCGGAATCGAACTGGTGACCTACTGATTACAAGTCAGTTGCTCTGCCTGCTGAGCTAAGTCGGCGCTGGCCCACCACCGAGGACTCGAACCTCGCACCGTCAACTTAGAAGGTTGATGCTCTATCCGGATGAGCTAGTGGTGGTTGGTGGCCCTTGCTGGACTTGAACCAGCGACCTGGCGATTATGAGTCGCTCGCTCTGACCAACTGAGCTAAAGGGCCGGAGGCAGAATAATAACCATATGTCATCACATCTGCAAACTCATCGTAAGCGTACAGCGAGGGCCGTATTGACGGGGATGTGTTATTCAGCTGGCAGTGCTATGCGCCACGGAAGCAGTTCGCTGACCCGGTTGACCGGCCAGTCTGCTATGACGCCAAGCACATGGCGAAGGTAGCTTTCTGGATCCACGTCATTCAGTTTGCACGTCCCGATCAGGCTGTACAGTAGCGCTCCCCGCTCACCACCATGGTCAGAGCCGAAGAACAGGAAGTTTTTACGACCCAGACTGACCGCCCGCAGGGCATTTTCAGCGATGTTGTTGTCGATTTCCACCCAGCCATCGTTCGCATAGTACGTCAGTGCCGGCCACTGGTTAAGTGCGTACGCGAACGCCTTCGCCAACTCTGAGTGTCGCGACAGGGTCTTCATCTTTTCACGCAACCAGCTTTCCAGGGATTTCAACAGCGGTTTCGTTTTTCGCTGACGTTCAGCAAGCCGCTGCTCTGCCGGCATTCCCCTTATATCCGCCTCTATGGCGTACAACTGACCGAGCTGCTCCAGGGCTTCTTCCGTCAGTGCTGACGGGATGCGGACGTGCACATCGTGGATCTTTCGGCGGGCATGAGCCCAGCAGGCAGCTTCCGTTATCCCACCATTGCGGTACAGCTCGTTGAACCCGGCGTACGCATCCGCTTGCAGCACACCGCTGAAGCAAGCAAGATGAGTCTGCGGATGGATGCCTTTTCTGTCCGGGCTGTAAGCGAACCACACTGCAGGTGCCAACGCTGACCCGGCATTGCGGTCATCACGAACATACGCCCACAACCGCCCGGTCTTCGTCTTCTTATTACCCGGCATCAGTACCTGGACCGGGGTATCATCAGCATGGAGTTTGCCGTCAGTCATGACATAGCCATGAAGCGCCTCTTCCAGCGGAGACAGCAGCCGGCAGCATGCATCCACCCAGCCCGACAGCAGTGAACGGCTCAGCTTCACACCTTGCCGGCCGTATATTTCTGACTGGCGATACAGCGGGGTGTGCTCTGCATACTTCGAGGTCAGCACGCGGGCCAGCAGCCCCGGTCCGGCGATACCCCGCTCGATGGGCCGCGAAGGTGCAGGTGCCTGCACGATGGCATCGCACTGAGTACAGGCATGTTTTTCCCGTACCGTCCGGATAACCCGGAAGGCACTACGCATCAACTCCAGCTGTTCGGCGGTATCCTCGCCCAGATAGCTCAGTGAACCGCCGCAGTTCGGGCAGCACGGCGCCGCAGGCAACAGTCGCTTTTCGTCACGGGGTAGTGATTCAGGGAACGGCTTACGGGTGCGGGTCTGACGCAACGGACGCTGTACTGCCGGGTCATACACCCTACCAGTCAGCGTATCGCTCTCTTTCTGAAGCCGGTTCAGATCGGCTTCCATTTGTGCGATACGGCGGGAGACTTTTTCGGAACGACTGCCGAAGTTCATCCGGCGGAGTTTATCCAGCTGCGCCTGCAGATGGTCTATTTCGCGCTCCCGGTTGCTCAGCTTTTCCTGCAGGGCGTGGATCTCCTGTTCGGCCAGGCGCTGTTTCAGCAGGAAGATGTCGTCAGAAGAGATGTCGTTCATAAGCCCGTATTTTACCGGGCTTATTCTGTGACAACCAGGATAAAGAGATTTACAGCATGGTCAGGGAGGTCAGCAGCCGCTTAGGCTGTCGCCAGTCGATACCTTCCAGCAGCATCGCCAGCTGCGCCTGCGTAAGGAACACTTTGCCATCACGGGCTGACGGCCAGGCGAAGCGCCCACGCTCCAGCCGTTTGGTCAGGAGGCACAGTCCGTCACCGGTGGACCACAGCAGTTTAACCTGACTGCCGCTGCGGCCCCGGAAAATGAAAACATGGCCGGACATGGGATCGTCTTTCAGCGCCGTCTGTACTTTCGCAGCCAGACCGTTGAAGCCATTTCTCATATCGGTGATACCGGCAACCAGCCAAATTTTGGTCCCGGAAGGTAACGGGATCATCGCTTCAGTTCCTGTATCAGCAGAGTCAGGAGCTTTTCGCTGACATTGCCATTGAAGCGGAGCGTCCCGTGCCGGAACGTTACCTCACAGCTGATACTGAGGGTTTCCGGGTCCTCTGCGAGCGATTCTGGCTGTTCGGCAGCTGCATCGAGAGTCACAGGAAGTAGCTGGGGGCTCTCTGAAGAAGGTAATAGCAGCTTTCCCTCGCGCCATTGTTGTCGCCATTTGAACAACAGATTGGCGTTAATGCCATTTTCAAGAGCAAGTTTTGAGATGGATATCCCGGGTTCACAGGAGGCAGCAACGAGCTGCTGTTTAAATTCGGGAGGATAATTAGGGCAGCCTTTTCGCCTGCCGGGAGTCACATTTTTCTGCATATCTGACACTTTGGTTCCCACTACTTATTGGTGGACACCACTTTGTCTAATTCGTCAGATTCTGACCAGACGGTTCAGGCTGTACGCTTACAACTCATCTGACCACCAGCGTGTTTAACGTCCTGTACCGTTTTTCAGGCATAAAAAACCCGCCCGGAGGCGGGTTTAAGCTGTGTGGCGAAGCAACCACTCTTAACAGAATATCCCGTTTTTTACGTACGTAAAATATTTTCTAGAAAGTCGTCCCTTACCATCAGGGATGTTCAATATATTTGTCCATTTCTAACCGGACACCCAACATCATCAACATTCCTTCCACCACCCCCTCGGCTTTTTGTAGCTTCTTTCCTATATAACCATCTGAGCATCCATGCTTCCGCGCCAGCGTCATGAATGTCATCCCAAACACGTAGTAGTCAACCAGCAAGTCATGTAGATCGTTGTTGTTCCGGTTAAGGCGGGCCATACACCCACATATAACCATCGCGTCATCGTCACAGCATTGCGGGCGGGATTTTACTTTTGAAGGGATTAATCCCTTAAAACCGGCAGCAATGGACGACCAGGTCACATCCTCATGATTATTAGCCACCCACGCGCCCCAGCGCTCAAGAACCTGCTGAATATCACGCATCACTGTCTTTACCCCTGTCCCATCCACGATGAACAATCAGAACACCATCAACAATGGCGTGCCCTTTGCCCTCTTTATCTTCAGCATATTTTCTTACCGTGGCGCGATTACAGTTCAGCATTCGTGAAACTTCGGTCATATTACCTCGTGTCTGGATAAGCAGTTCCGGTATCGTTTGAATTTTGACGCTCATCAAATACTCTCCGGTTCGGTGATTTTTATCCCGGGCTTTCCACCAGGGACATAATGATCGCGCACAAGCCAGGGCAAAACAAACTCATGGCGCATCAGCGCAGCGCCTCCTGCACCAGTTTTTCAAACTTTCCGACTCTGGTTTCCAGCTCTGCCACACAGTCCACCAGCTCATCTACTGCTTTCTGTGCGCGATGCTTCGCCTGCATCAGTTCCCGAAGCGCGGGTACCATATCTTTACGGATAGCGTCTTTTGTTATGCCCGTTTTTTCGAGTTGTTCAGCATGACGCAGCATTTCCTGCGCGTGTTTACGCAATTGTTCAGGGGTAAAAGTCATTGTCTGGTTGTTCAAAAGAAACGCTCCATCTTACTGCTGTCAGTTCGTTTATTACTGTATCTGCGCGGATTGCCGGGCTTCATGGGAGTGGAAAGCACCCGTGCACTTTCCTGGTCCACAGGCAGAAAATGTCCGTTATAAAAACGCCGGTAAATCGTTCCCAGAGAACCGTTACGTTGTTTCGTGATATTGATTTCTGCGATGCCCCTGGCCTGCGTATCCGGGTTGTACACTTCATCCCTGTAAAGCATCAGAATGATGTCTGCATCCGCCTCTATTTCTCCGGAATTTTTCAGGTCTGAGTTCATGGGACGTTTATTGGGTCTGGACTCCACACCGCGGGAGAGCTGGCTCAGCGCAATCAACGGAAAACCACCGGATTTTGCCAGGCCTTTAAGCCCCTTTGAGATTTCACCCACGGCAAGGTCATGACGCCCTGTGGTTCGGGTTTTTATCAGCCCGAGATAATCAACCACCACCAGCGCCGTTTCCGGATATTTAATCAGGTGGTGTTTCGTTGTTGCGCATATCTCATCAATGGCCAGGTTCGCCTGGTCCACCATCCAGATATTGCGCCCGGTCATCCGCCCCACCCCTTGTGAGAAACGCGCCCAGTCTTCATCTTCAAAGTGAGCCACAGATTTCAGGCGTGATACTGGCATCCCTCCAGCCGCAGACACCATACGTTCACCAATCTGGATGTTCGCCATCTCCATGGTGAACAGAAGCACACCATGCCCCTGCTCAGTCACCCTGTCGATGATGTCCAGCGCAAGTTCGGTTTTCCCCATCGAAGGACGGGCGGCAATGAATACCAGGTCTCCGGGCTCCATACCGCCTGTTTTTGCGTCCAGTTCATCAATACCGGTCATCAACGTCCTGGATTTCTCCAGCCCCTGATTCCGGCATTCAACACGCTCAACCACTTCCGGAAGCACATCATCAATATGTACCGGCTGAATGACGCCCTTTCCTGTCGACAGTGTGACCATCATGTTCTGCGCATCCTTCAGGGCATCTTCAGCTGCTTCACAGGTATGCGCATCACGTAATTTCTGCAGCGCCTCATTCAGTGTTTTTTCTGCATCGCGCAGTGCGGCATTGCGCCGCAACGCTGCAACATAGTGCTCCAGTGAAGACTTCACCCAGGTTTTACGCCCGGTATCAGTAATCACCGGGGCAAGTTCCGGCATCTCATTACACAACAGCACGGGGTCAATCACTCCTGAAACACGGGCCTGTCTGCAGATGCCTGTATAGATATCCTGATACGCTCGTACAGAAAAAACGTCCGCTGGCAGTGTGGCCAGAATATCCATCACTTCAGGATCTGCTCCGCGCAGAAAGAACGCGCCGATGACAGCGCCTTCAAGGTCATCGTTACGCCATACTGGAGTTGTCATGCAGCCACACCTCTGATACGAGAACGGTAACTGGGCCAGTTAAACGACAACCAGTTGCGTCCCCCGTCTGTGATCCTGTCGGCAATTCGGGGACTGATGAACGCCCACAACTCTTCCGGTGAGAGGTTACTGATCAGAATGGTGGGCAAGATACTTTCGTACCTGGCGTTGATAATTTCCTGCAAAATAGCCATTTCAGCCGCGCTGCCAAACTGAACGCCAACTTCGTCGATGATCAGCAAATCCATTGACGCATAACGCTCAATAACTTCATCCGCTGTTTTTTCGCTGTCATTCCGCCAGCAATTTTTCACAGCACGGGTAAGGCGCATCACGTCGGTGATCTCCACACTGGCCAGATAGTTACGGATGATGTGTTTTGCCATAGCCACAGCCAGATGATTTTTTCCGGTACCACAACTGCCGGTCATAACAAGACTGGTACCGTTCTCCAGCATATCTGGCCAGTTCTCCGCATAGCGGCGACAGGCCGCAAGATTTCTGGCTGCGTCAGGATTAACCTCCAGATAATTATCAAACTCGTAGTCCCGAAAACGCAGGGCAATTCCGGCGTTATCAGTCAGCTCTTCCGCCTTGATGGACGACAGCTCCATGGTCAAATCGTTGGCCTCAGCGATTAAGCAGTCAGAGCAGCATGAAATTTTTTCTCTGTCCTCGCCATTACGATCGCTCCACACCAGTATATTCGTGTGATATTCGCCATGTTTTTCGCAATATCCGCGACCTTCACGCATCAGGCAGGAACGATAAGGCCATGGCTTTTCGCCCTTCTGAGCAAATGCAATCTCTGCCCGTAACTCATCCATTCGCGCCTGTAGTCTTTTTTGTTGTTCACGCAGGTTAAACGTCATCATCGCTGTCACCTCAGAATGTCAGTTTGTCACTGGATTTACCGAATTTGTCAGACATGGCTCCCAGGCCAGCCAGGACATCGACCTGTCGCTGTCGCCCACCTCCGGGAGCGGCTGGCTGTTGCCAGAATTCTTCGAAGTGACGATCAGGTCCAAAGAACGTCGCTGCCTGCTTCACGAACTGTGTGCCGTTATTTCCTGTAGCACGTATCTAGGCGGCATACCGCTTCACGCCATCAAGCATGGTCTCCGGTTTTATTCCCTCCCTGATACGGGCTTTCCAGGCTTTGAAGGCTGCTGACTTGGAATTACCACCAGCACGTTTGGGATATTCCTGCCAGGCCTGTTCAAATTCCGGTGAATATTCCTGTCGGGCAGAACGCGCTGGTGCAGACGCGTCAGCGGATGCGCCAATAGTGTTTTTAGTCTCTGTAGTATTCTCTGAAGTAATCTCTGTTGTATTCTCTGTTGTATTCTCTGTAAGATCGAAATTGGTTTTCCCTTCTCCGAGGCGAGGGGTTTCCCGTGTCCGCGGTGAAGGCTTTCCCTCCTCCGCGAAATTGGGTTTTACAGTTTCCCGAAAACGGGTTTCCCCATTTCGGGAAAACTGATTGTTTTCATTGATAATTTCATTAAGGCGCTCACAATCTATACGGTAGAACATTTTGTGCTCAAGACGCTTGTTGGTTTCAACCAAAATGCCTCTGGACACAAGATGCTTACGCGCTACAGCCTGTTGTTCAAATGTAAGTCCGGTTTCGTGTTGTATCTCTTCACGCGTTTATGTACGCCTTCCGCTGCATGTGCTTTATCCTGCCAGTAAAAAATCTTACCAAAGAAAATAACAGCGTGCGGACTTCCCATGTATTTAACGAGCCCAGGGTAATAAGCAACCGGATGTCCAAAATCGAGCAGAAGATCAGACGGACGCATAGCCACCTCCCAGGCGTTTAAACATTTTCCCGGACTGAAACACCACCAGTGGGTAACTGATGGTGTAGCTACGCCCCAGTAATTCACACACAACTTTCTGGTTGAGGTGTACTGGCAATAGCGGACACTACCATTTGTTCTTTTTTTAAGCAGCCATCTGATGATATTTTTCCCTGAAGGCTGCCGGGGAGATATTCCCCAGACGAGAGTGACGACGCTGACGATTGTAGAAAATCTCAATGTATTCCCGTATTACTGAGATGGCTTCATCCCGGTTATTAAAACGATAGTGGCTCAGGCTCTCATTTTTCAGCGTTCCCCAGAAGCTTTCCATCGGAGCGTTGTCGTAACAGTTACCTTTACGCGACATTGATGTTTTCAGACCAGACTGCTCCTGTATGACCCGGTAATCGTATGCGCAGTACTGTGAACCTCGATCAGAGTGGTGGATTAGCCCGGCAGGTGGGCGCTGGCTCCTGAGCGCCATAAACAGGGCTTTACCTGTCAGCTCTTTTGTCATGCGCTCTCCCATGGCGTAGCCGACAATTTCGCACGTATAAACATCTTTGACGCCGGCGAGATACAGCCATCCTTCCCGGGTGGCAACATACGTTATATCTGCGACCCAGACCTGATTAGGTGCTGTGGGCGTAAAGTTCTGATTCAGCAGATTCGGCGTAACCGGCAGATTGTGGTCTGAGTTTGTGGTCGCCCTGAATTTGCGTTTCTGCTTACAGTGCAGCCTCAGCTCCTTACGAAGACGTGCCAGTCGGTCACGACCAACGATGATGCCATTCTCTGCCAGCTCCGTCTGGAGCCGCCGGGTTCCATATGTTTCGCGAGTGCGGATATGTGCCACCTTAATCTCCAGTTTTAGCCGCTCATCACTTTGTTTTCTGTCTGAGGGTTCATGCTGTACCCAGTTGTAATAACCGCTCCTGGATACACCAAATACCTGACACATCGCTTCAACAGGGAATTGTTGTCGCCATTGTTCGACTAACGCGTATTTTTCAGCGACTCCTGGGCAAAATACGCTGTTGTAGATTCAATCTGTCAATGCAACACCCCTTTCAATTATCTCTTTCGGTGTTTTGAACTTCAGTGTCTTTCTCGGTCTGTTGTTTAGCTGAGCAGCAACCAGATCTAGTTCATGTTGAGTATATTGGGCAAGACATGTCTTTTTAGGAAAGTACTGCCGAATTAGCCCATTTGTGTTCTCATTTGTTCCCCGCTGCCAAGGACTCTGAGGATCGCAGAAGGGGATGCGGACGATTTCCTGGACTGCTTTATCATTCCAGCCCGCATTGTTGGCGGTACATTTCAGGGCTGACTGCACCCAGCGATAATTTTATACGCCGCTCGTTATACCATCTGATGTAAGCATCTACATGCTGCATGAACTTTTCTGGCGTGATGCCCGACCATTTACGCCCATAATACATTTCCGTTTTCAGTCTGCCGAAAAAGCCTTCGCATGCAGCATTATCAGGTGAACATCCTTTACGGGACATTGAGCGAATAAGACCTGCTGCATTCACTCTTTCCAGCCAGCCTGGCCAGCGATAATGCCCACCTCTGTCACTGTGTATCACCGGTCGTTCGCCAGCATTTAACGTTTCGACAGCGCTATCCAGCATAGTGTTGACCAGTTCAGCATCGGGGCGTGTACTGAGAGACCAGCTCACAACTTTTCCATCGAAGCAGTCCACCACCGGTGACAGCCAGACTTTACCTGCAGGGAGCTGGAACTCCGTGATATCTGTCAGCCATTTCTGATTAGGTTGCTCCGCCTTAAAATCTCTGGCGATAAGGTTATCCGGAGCCGGTCCGATTTTTCCGCAATATGAGCTGTAGCGGCGCCGACGGTTACGGCTGACGACAAGCTGTTCCTCCACCATAAGTCTGCGTACAACCTTTTCTGATAGCCGAACCCCCTCATGCCTGAGCATCGCATGCAGGCGACGATAGCCATAACACTGGTAATTACTGTTAAATATATCTGTCAGCATCGTACGTATCGTGGCGTATTTATCACCGGCTTTCAGGGCAGCCCGGTGATAAAAATAACTGCTACGGGCAAGGCCCAGAACATGCAGTAATTCTGTCAGGGGATATGTTTGTCTCAGGGCATCAGCGATCTTTGTTTTTTCTCTGTTGTTCAGGTGACTGATACTGATGCCCGGGTCTTTTTTTATGATTTCCTCCGCCTTTTTCAGAATATCCAGCTCCATCTGCCGGCGGCGTATTTCCTGATTCAGTCGGGCGACTTCCTCCCGCAACGCATCGCGTTCTGCCTCCAGGGAAGGTTCGTTATGTTTACGCATAGTCTGGTAAGCACTGTTGCCGATAATTTCATCTTTCCATTTATACAATACCGCACGACTGACACCAATACGCCTGGCGATTTCACTGGCTGATACTTGTCGTGTACAGAGTGCCATGACAGCCTGACGTTTGACTTCTGGTTCAAAGGGCGCAACCGGGTTGGCCTTACTGGTAAATATACGTCGTCTGTCGGGATAAAGTTCATTAACCCAGCGAGCGAGTACATCAGTGCAGGGATAACCCAGGGCTCTGCTGGTAAACGCCAGGCAGCAGCCGTGGTTAAGATAATGTTCAACGGCAACCTGTTTTTGTTCATCGGAGTAACGGTGCTTATGACGAATAGATTCTTTTGCGCCACCACCTGCTTCCCATGAGCGGATCCAACGCCGCAGATTTCTTTTCGAAGGGTAGCCCAGTTCGCGTACGACGGGAGCCAGCTTCTTACCATATTTGAAATAAAGCTCAATGGCGCGGATTTTTTCTTCTTCAGTAAACATGTGTTATCTCCTGAGAGTCCAGGAAATCGTCCGCATCCCCGAAGTAAACTTTAACGCTGGTGCTGACAGTAAATTCTAGATGTCTGGCCAGTTCCATTCCTCTGTCCCATGTCAGTGATTTTCTGAGTTCTGACGGTAAACTCAGGAATTTGTCGGTAAGAGCCTGATTTACTGAGACAGAATCTTTGCCCCTGAGTCTAAGGATGATCGTATAACGTGATTTTCGGTCTACAAGTGTGGCTATATGAGAGTTTTTTGTACCTGAGACTAAATCGCCCTCCCAATGTCCCAGAGAGCGTCTGTTATCGATATTTCGGGAACGATCGTGAATTGGTGTTCCGTTCACTATGTTAATCGTACCTCTTTCGCCTTTGCGGGTATGACGCCTGCCATGGCGAAGGCTATGCGACCGTCGCAGATGCTGTATATTCAGGTGGTGTAGCGCTTCACGGCTACGAAAGTACAGCGTTTTATAAATTGTCTCAGGTGATATTCGCAGCGTTTTTTGACGTGGTTTTGTTCGCCTTAACCATCCTGATATTTGCTCTGGAGACCATTTCATCTCCAGCTTTTCCAGAACAAGCTTTCGCAATGGTAAATTTTGATCCAGTAAGCACGGTTTTGGCCTTTTCGCCATTCTGTTGGCTCGGTTATTAGCATCAACAGCTTTGTAATAGCGTCTGCCCCGATTACGCTGAACTTCACGTGAGATCGTCGAAGGACTGCGATTCAGCGCAGTAGCTATCGCACGAATGCTCATTTTGACTGACAAACCAGCTCGTATCTCCTCGCGCTCAGACAGTGTCAGGTGAGCTACAGCCCGCTTACGCTCATGGGGTTTTATGCCGCCAGTATCCCTTAACATAGTGAAGATCGTTCCGGGTTTTGAACCCAGGATATTCGCTATTTCACTGAAGCCTGTTCCGTTCTTCCATAGTTCAAAAACAGAGGCTTTTTCCTCTGCTGTAAATGTTCGTCTCATTCAAAAAACCTCCGCAACCCCATGTTTTCACATAACTGTTGCGTTGACCAATTGAATCTACAGTTGCTTTTTTTAATATATCTCGCTCAAGGCGAGCTTCATTTAACGCCTTACGCAGTTGCAGAATTTCAGATTCCAGTTCAGCCACCGTGCGGGAACCAGGAGTACCGAGCCCTTTTCTGGCGGCGGTAACCCATTGTCCTAAAGTGCCTTCAGGAAGGGATAATCGGGAAGCGCCTTCACTGATCGAAAGTTGATTTTCAAGAACCGTTCTGACAGCTTCGGCTTTGAACTCTTTAGAGTAACGTTGGGTTTTTCTGCTCATTATTAGCTCCTTCTGATGCCATTCTATTTCAGGAAGGAGTGTCCGTTAAACTCAGGCTACCTCAGTCGGCAGTTTTGTTCCATCACGTCTTCCTGCATCAACGGGCAAATATGTTACTGTTGCTGGAATATTAACAACAGTCCAATGCCACCAACCACTGCCTGTAGGTGCATCTGGATCATATACAGTTACGGCAAAGCTTTTGGTACCTTCAGGGACACCAGACCAGGTTAATGAGGGCGATGTATTACCACCTTCACACCCAAATCCAGAAAAGACATGAGACGTTGTAAGTTGCTCTCCTGTTTTTATTTCATTACTAGGCTGTGTCCCTTAATTACGTAAGCGTTGATAAAAGAGTCGGATGCAGCCCAGTTTCACCATCGCCAGGTAATTTCTCGCCGTTTTGTCGTAACGCGTGGCGATGCGGCGATATTCTTTCAGCCGCCCAAAGCACCGTTCAACGACATTACGATTGCGGTACGCATCACGATCAAGCTGTGCACGTCCATCCGATGCCATTTTCTCATTTGACTTTCGGGGGATTACTGCCTTTATACCGTTATTTTTCAGCTCGTTGCGCAATGCGCGCCCTGAATACGCTTTATCAGCCAGTACCGCATGTCCACGGCGTTTCATGCTGCCGTTCTGACGCTGAACGCCAATCCCGTCCAGAAGTCGTTGCGCGAACTGGCTTTCATGAGCTTGTCCGGGGCTTAGCACGATATTTAACGGGAGGCCACTTCCGTCTGTTGCCAGATGGATTTTGGTGCCAAAACCGCCGCGAGAGCGACCCGGCCCATTATCTCCGTCGATATCGGGATGTTTTTTTGAGCACCGGCGGCACATTTCAGCGCCCGGATATTACTGCCATCCAGCGCGGTGGCAGACCAGTCAATAAAGCCGTTTGCATCAAGTAGCGAAAGCAACCTGTTGAAAATAATATTAATCACGCCTGACTTTGACCATCGGTTAAAGCGGTTATAAACAGTTTTCCATGCCCCATATCGTTCGGGTAAATTGCGCCATGGTGCACCGGAACATAACACCCAGAACATGCCATTGATGATTTTACGGTGCTCAGCCCATGGGCGTCCGGCCCGTGGTGTGGCGGGTTCAGGAGGTAACAGAGGCTTGATTATGGTCCATGCCTCATCGGGAAGGTCGTAGCGAGCCATAGTTCAATCTGTTGTGTAAACAGACAGTTACTATAGCTCAGATGATTAAGGGACACAGCCTAGTGACCTGAAATGCTGCAGCCTGCGCAGAAAATGTTATGAATGCCAATACAGTTGAAACGATAAGTGTTTTCATAAAAACCTCTTTGTTATGACCTATCGTTATTTTATTTGATATTCCTTTATCTCATTATGCATAAAGGCGCAATGTTCATGCAAAAGCAATCACAATTGTACCCCCAACCCAATTATTTGCCACAATATACACAAAGCACATTGATACTATTAAAAACTCTGCTTTATTATTAGTAATACCTACGAAAGTCGGTGTTATTTTTTAACCTACCATTCAAAATACGTGACATACACCATTTTGCTCATAATAATTTGTCACGTATTTTCAGTATTTGAATCTGCGACCAAGAGTTCTCACCTAACAAATGATTAAGATTGTATAGCTCATTTACTACCCCAATACAGCCGTACAAAACTCGCTTGTGGGAGCAAACAAAGTAATCACCCATTAAGTTTCGTTAAAGATAATTAATTCTGTCTTGCACTTTATCATCAGTGCATAACTTAAAATCCAAGATCATTATTTAGAAATAAATCTCACCATCAACCATATATTTGAGAGCACTTATCGCCTGCTGGGCGGATATTACTTTCATTAAAGGATAGTGTTTACAAACAATGCCATTCATAAAATATGATATCACAGGTTTTATTATCCGTATTAATTATGATTTTTCGAATGTTTTATAGGCAAGTGTACGGCATAACTCTCGTCCATTTTTACTGGTTAAGTCAATAGCATAAAAATCACTGAATGAATTTACACCTTTACTCTTCAAAGTTTTCAATGATACCGAAGCCCTTCGTAATTCCTTATCTAATAGTCTTATTTTCTCTGCTATAGCGGTAACTTCAGGCGCGACAGACAATGCAACGATTAAATTATTAATTTTCATCTGAAGCTCAATAATTTTTAACTCTAAAGTTTCATTAGCATCTTTCTTGTTTTCAACTGGTTGAATTTTGCTACAATTAAAAAGCAATTGATTAATGATATTATAATCAACCAAATCTCTTTTTATTGATGGCCTGTCACATCGATGTAATCTTCTCATCGGACAAACATAATAGCCATGCAAACTTCCAGATACCGCATGAACAATCATAGTATTACCACAAGCCTCACACTTCATAACTGTTCGAAGTAGATAGACTGGCCCCCTGAATCTCCAGACAACCAGTATCACTTAAATAAGTGATAGTCTTAATACTAGTTTTTAGACTAGTCATTGGAGAACAGATGATTGATGTCTTAGGGCCGGAGAAACGCAGACGGCGTACCACACAGGAAAAGATCGCAATTGTTCAGCAGAGCTTTGAACCGGGGATGACGGTCTCCCTCGTTGCCCGGCAACATGGTATAGCAGCCAGCCAGTTATTTCTCTGGCGTAAGCAATACCAGGAAGGAAGTCTTACTGCTGTGGCCGCCGGAGAACAGGTTGTTCCTGCCTCTCAACTTGCTGCCGCCATGAAGCAGATTAAAGAACTCCAGCGCCTGCTCGGCAAGAAAACGATGGAAAATGAACTCCTCAAAGAAGCCGTTGAATATGGACGGGCAAAAAAGTGGATAGCGCACGCGCCCTTATTGCCCGGGGATGGGGAGTAAGCTTAGTCAGCCGTTGTCTCCGGGTGTCGCGTGCGCAGTTGCACGTCATTCTCAGACGAACCGATGACTGGATGGATGGCCGCCGCAGTCGTCACACTGATGATACGGATGTGCTTCTCCGTATACACCATGTTATCGGAGAGCTGCCCACGTATGGTTATCGTCGGGTATGGGCGCTGCTTCGCAGACAGGCAGAACTTGATGGTATGCCTGCGATCAATGCCAAACGTGTTTACCGGATCATGCGCCAGAATGCGCTGTTGCTTGAGCGAAAACCTGCTGTACCGCCATCGAAACGGGCACATACAGGCAGAGTGGCCGTGAAAGAAAGCAATCAGCGATGGTGCTCTGACGGGTTCGAGTTCTGCTGTGATAACGGAGAGAGACTGCGTGTCACGTTCGCGCTGGACTGCTGTGATCGTGAGGCACTGCACTGGGCGATGACTACCGGCGGCTTCAACAGTGAAACAGTACAGGACGTCATGCTGGGAGCGGTGGAACGCCGCTTCGGCAACGATCTTCCGTCGTCTCCAGTGGAGTGGCTGACGGATAATGGTTCATGCTACCGGGCTAATGAAACACGCCAGTTCGCCCGGATGTTGGGACTTGAACCGAAGAACACGGCGGTGCGGAGTCCGGAGAGTAACGGAATAGCAGAGAGCTTCGTGAAAACGATAAAGCGTGACTACATCAGTATCATGCCCAAACCAGACGGGTTAACGGCAGCAAAGAACCTTGCAGAGGCGTTCGAGCATTATAACGAATGGCATCCGCATAGTGCGCTGGGTTATCGCTCGCCACGGGAATATCTGCGGCAGCGGGCTTGTAATGGGTTAAGTGATAACAGATGTCTGGAAATATAGGGGCAAATCCAACACCGTTCGCCAGACCTTACCATCAACGACCAGGATTCCTGCCCGCGCCATTTTAGCCGCAGCCTGATTTATGCTGGTTACGGTTGCGCCTGTTACCGCGGCAACGTCCTGCGCACAGAAGTTCTTATGAGTCCCCAGGTAATGAATAATTGCCTCTTTGCCCGTCATACCCTTGCTCCTTTCAGCCCAAACTTAGCTTTGATTTCTGCGATCTTCGCCAGAGTCTGTGCACGATTTAGAGGTCTACCGCCCATGACAGGAAGTTGTTTTACTGGTTCAGGTATAGCCTCACCACGGTTAATTCGTGCGGTCATACAGGACAGTTCATCGGCAGCCTTGCGCCGTAATTCCGCGTCAGTCAACGCATTGGCCCGCATGTTCTGATACAGGTTGGTAACCAGCCAGTAGTGCGCGTTTGATTTCCACGGATAAGACTCTGCATCCGGATACAGCCCGCGCTTCCGGCAATACTCGTAAACCATATTAACCAGCTCGCTGGCGTTTGGCAGCCCGGCGGTAACGGATGCTTCTTCCTGGCACCAGGCGACAAACTGCCCGGGTGATGGCAGGAATGGTCGATTCTGCCGACGGGCTACGCGCATTCCTGCGTTAACCTGTTCCATTGTGGTGATCCCGTTTTCCCGGAAAGCCAGAACCCACTGGCGGCGGATTTCGTTCAGTTCATTCTGGTCACGGTTAGCCAGGCTCGCCGGGAAAGTTGCCAGTAACTGGCTGAACACACCGTTGATGATCTGCGCTACCTGCTGTACCTGTGGCTTTTCGTCGTACTGTTCCGGCATGTTGTTGGCGATCCGGCGCATCTGCTCACAGTCAAAGTTAACCATCTGTGCGGCGATGTTTTTCATAGCTCCACCCCGTAAATCCAGTCAGTGTTCGTCAGGTCGAGTTTTGGTTTGCCGGCTGTCACGCCAGCCTGTTGCTTGTTTCGGTTGATTTCGAGCTGGGTCCACTTGTCGCGGAGTTTGGCCGGACTTAGCACGTTACCGGACCAGAAGTTGTCCTGGCATGCCCAGCGGAACAGCACGCACATGTCGCGGTGGTTACGTCCGTCACGTTCACGCATCAGGCGGATATCGTTAGCCCACCCTGCAAAATTCGGTTTTCTGGCTGATGGCGCGATGGTCTTCACCATGTCAAACATCCACTCTGCGGCGGTCAGGTCTTCTGCTGTCCCCCACTTGCTGCCGCTCTGAATTGCAGCATCCGGTTTCACCACAGGAAGATCGTTTTCTGGTTGGTCAGAGGATTCGCCAGAATTCTCGGACGAAAAAGGTTTTATATTGTCTTTTGTTAGTTTGTCTTTTGTGTTTACCTGATTTGGGTAATGTTGACCATTCACTGACCACATTATTAATGCCGGTATTCCGCCCGCTCTGAATAAAAATCCCACGCTTTACCAGAACACTTTTTGCAGCAGAACACTTGTGCGGCAATATCCCGGTTAATTCGGAAAGTTGCTCGTTGCTAACCCAATCCAGTTTTTTATTAAAGCCATATGTTTTGCGCATGACAGCCAGAAAGACCAGAAGCTGGTGCTGTGTTAATCCGGCCAGCATCACAGCTTCCAGCAACTCATTTGCAATGCGCGTATAACCATCATCGAGATCTGCCACGCGCGGCTCCTTTTGTGCCGCATCCGGCACTGGAAAATTGAATATCTCAGCAGTGCTTGCCATAATTCCTCCCGCAATGAGTGTGTTACGATTTGCACCTGAAAGTCGGTTCTGTTCCAGCAGACCGGCTTTCGCCATTTCTGAACCTGTCATATCGCCCCCAGCATGGTAGTAACCATCGCCATCAATGGACCAGCCAGATCTGGGTCCACACGAAACATCGACACAATACCTTCACTAATTTCCTTCAGTTTCTGGTGGCGTGGTGCGTTGAGAATGACAGCCTGTTTTGCCTCACTGAGTTCCTTTTCCATTTCAGCCAACCTAGCCATGAAGCTATCCTGCTCAACCAGGTAACCGCGATATTCCAGCGGTAGTACCGCCAGAATTGCCGGGGTCAGTTCACGCACGTTATTTCGGTATTTTTCAGAATCGAATTTGTTATCGAGGAAGCGGAACAGCTTCTGGCGTGCACGGCTGACATCATCAGGGAAATCGATGGTGCCGCCACCCTGCTCCCGATACTCATTCACAATGAGTGTGGCAACGACATCCTGATTATCTACAGCCGACCAGGCGCGGACGGCATCACGGATTTTTTCGTGGCCTGGCACCTGTTTTGTTTGAGAACGATTTATCACCGCAGTCGGGCTAAATCCGCTAGTCTGTTGGTATGTAAGTGGTTGCATAATTGACTCCTTTAGTTTGAATTGACTGTTAAGTTGATTGCTTATTGTTAAAGAGCGTGAAATGGAAATTTAAGCTGCGTTCTTTTCGGTGTGTGGAAACAACTTCGGAAGATCCGGGCGAATCTGGTATGCCTTCACTACTCTACCAGTAGCCGTAACAATGCTGCCGACATGTTCAGGGGATACCTTTGCTTTGTTGTGAAGCCACTTATAGACGGCCTGCTGTGAAACTTCGCAAGCAGCGCCCAGTTTCTTTTGTGAACCAACGATATTGATCGCTGTTTTGATAGCTGGGTTCATAACAACCTCCGTGGTTAATTTGAATCAAGATTAAAACTATGGTTGTTTTTAGCCAACAACCATTCTCGCTTGATGGAATAAAACCTTGGTTGTACATTTAGACTATGAAAACAACACTCTCAGAAAGACTTAAAAAAGCCAGATTAGCGCGAGGCCTTACACAAAAGGCGCTTGGGGATTTGGTCGGGGTTAGCCAGGCTGCTATTCAGAAAATCGAAACAGGGAAAGCTAATCAAACAACTAAAATCGTGGAGATCGCGAACGCTTTGGTGTGCGCGCAGAATGGTTATCTTCTGGCGTTGGAAATATGTCAGACAGTACAGTGCAACCAATACAATCAACTGTCAGCCATTCCAAATACTTCAAGATTGACGTTCTTGATATAGAAGTCAGTGCTGGGCCGGGAGTCATCAACCGTGAGTTTGTAGAAGTTCTACGCTCGGTTGAGTACTCGTTTGACGATGCTCGTCACATGTTCGATGGTAGGAAGGCGGAAAATATCCGCATCATTAACGTGCGTGGTGACAGCATGTCAGGAACGATCGAACCAGGTGATCTGCTGTTCGTTGATATCACAGTTAAATCTTTCGACGGTGATGGTATCTATGCGTTTCTGTACGACGACACAGCCCATGTAAAGCGCCTGCAAATGATGAAGGATAAGCTGCTGGTCATCTCTGATAACAAAAGCTACTCACCGTGGGACCCGATCGAGAAAGACGAGATGAACCGGGTGTTCATCTTCGGTAAGGTTATTGGGAGCATGCCGCAGACATATAGGAAGCATGGGTAGTACCAATTAAAAATTATCAACTGGGCATTGTGCTCATTCAGTAAAGAACTAATTCCTATCTTTGCTCTAGGTAGTAATATTAAGCCACCGCAATAATATCTTTACCTAACGGCGTAAGAATCCCGGTCACCGTGCCGGGTTTTCTTTTGCCCTCCCCTCATCACACACACCGTTAAAAAAACCACCATAACCTCGCTTCAGTTATCGCTATGCGATTCAAGTCACAAAATAAATCCATCCTAAATACAACCAGTTATAGACTGGCCCCCTGAATCTCCAGACAACCAGTATCACTTAAATAAGTGATAGTCTTAATACTAGTTTTTAGACTAGTCATTGGAGAACAGATGATTGATGTCTTAGGGCCGGAGAAACGCAGACGGCGTACCACACAGGAAAAGATCGCAATTGTTCAGCAGAGCTTTGAACCGGGGATGACGGTCTCCCTCGTTGCCCGGCAACATGGTGTAGCAGCCAGCCAGTTATTTCTCTGGCGTAAGCAATACCAGGAAGGAAGTCTTACTGCTGTGGCCGCCGGAGAACAGGTTGTTCCTGCCTCTCAACTTGCTGCCGCCATGAAGCAGATTAAAGAACTCCAGCGCCTGCTCGGCAAGAAAACGATGGAAAATGAACTCCTCAAAGAAGCCGTTGAATATGGACGGGCAAAAAAGTGGATAGCGCACGCGCCCTTATTGCCCGGGGATGGGGAGTAAGCTTAGTCAGCCGTTGTCTCCGGGTGTCGCGTGCGCAGTTGCACGTCATTCTCAGACGAACCGATGACTGGATGGATGGCCGCCGCAGTCGTCACACTGATGATACGGATGTGCTTCTCCGTATACACCATGTTATCGGAGAGCTGCCCACGTATGGTTATCGTCGGGTATGGGCGCTGCTTCGCAGACAGGCAGAACTTGATGGTATGCCTGCGATCAATGCCAAACGAGTTTACCGGATCATGCGCCAGAATGCGCTGTTGCTTGAGCGAAAACCTGCTGTACCGCCATCGAAACGGGCACATACAGGCAGAGTGGCCGTGAAAGAAAGCAATCAGCGATGGTGCTCTGACGGGTTCGAGTTCTGCTGTGATAACGGAGAGAGACTGCGTGTCACGTTCGCGCTGGACTGCTGTGATCGTGAGGCACTGCACTGGGCGGTGACTACCGGCGGCTTCAACAGTGAAACAGTACAGGACGTCATGCTGGGAGCGGTGGAACGCCGCTTCGGCAACGATCTTCCGTCGTCTCCAGTGGAGTGGCTGACGGATAATGGTTCATGCTACCGGGCTAATGAAACACGCCAGTTCGCCCGGATGTTGGGACTTGAACCGAAGAACACGGCGGTGCGGAGTCCGGAGAGTAACGGAATAGCAGAGAGCTTCGTGAAAACGATAAAGCGTGACTACATCAGTATCATGCCCAAACCAGACGGGTTAACGGCAGCAAAGAACCTTGCAGAGGCGTTCGAGCATTATAACGAATGGCATCCGCATAGTGCGCTGGGTTATCGCTCGCCACGGGAATATCTGCGGCAGCGGGCTTGTAATGGGTTAAGTGATAACAGATGTCTGGAAATATAGGGGCAAATCCAAGTTATATCTAAAACAACCAATAAAACAACTATAGCTTTAAATAAGTTCATCGCAACAACACAACGATACGGCAACTACCTGATTCACCGTTGCGATGACCGCTTAGATCCGCAGCTTGAATTTCGGCAGGCTCCGGGGAGTGCGAGGGGTGAAACGGACGCGTGAACGTCGGTGTGACCAGCTGAAATCAACTCAACACCTCATACCTCAGTCGCTTCAACGAGGCGGCTTAGTTATGACAACCGGCGGCCATCCACCGCCTGAATACGCGCAGAAGTCTCTATATGTTCAGCAGCCCAGCTTACGGGCAGGAGTTTTTATGGTTCATCAACATTACGGAACGCAGACCGTTAATCGAGGTGCGGTCATGCCAGGAATGCTGGTCAAACACAAAGATGGTACCTGGACTGCATCGCGGCATCGAGCACACTTATACCCGTGATTTGCTCGTGGAAGTTTTCCTCGACGGACGCGGTAACGGCCTGAATCACTAATCCCCTTTCCTGTTTTCCTAATCAGCCTGGCATTTCGCGGGCGATATTTTCACAGCCATTTTCAGGAGTTCAGCCATGAACGCTTATTACATTCAGGATCGTCTTGAGGCTCAGAGCTGGGCACGTCACTACCAGCTGATCGCCCGTGAAGAGAAAGAGGCAGAACTGGCAGACGACATGGAAAAAGGTCTTCCACAACATCTGTTTGAATCACTCTGCATCAATCATTTGCAACGCTGCGGGGCCAGCAAAAAAGCCATTACCCGTGCGTTTGATGACGATGTTGAGTTTCAGGAGCGCATGGCAGAACACATCCGGTACATGGTTGAAACCATTGCTCACCACCAGGTTGATATTGATTCAGAGGTATAAAACGGATGAGTACAGCACTCGCAACGCTGGCAGGGAAGCTGGCTGAACGTGTCGGCATGGATTCTGTCGACCCACAGGAACTGATCACCACTCTTCGCCAGACGGCATTTAAAGGTGATGCCAGCGATGCGCAGTTCATCGCATTGTTGATCGTCGCCAACCAGTACGGCCTTAATCCGTGGACGAAAGAAATTTACGCCTTCCCTGATAAGCAGAACGGCATCGTTCCGGTGGTGGGCGTTGATGGCTGGTCCCGCATCATCAATGAAAACCAGCAGTTTGATGGCATGGACTTTGAGCAGGACAATGAATCCTGTACATGCCGGATTTACCGCAAGGACCGTAATCATCCGATCTGCGTTACCGAATGGATGGATGAATGCCGCCGCGAACCATTCAAAACTCGCGAAGGCAGAGAAATCACGGGGCCGTGGCAGTCGCATCCCAAACGGATGTTACGGCATAAAGCCATGATTCAGTGTGCCCGTCTCGCCTTCGGATTTGCTGGTATCTATGACAAGGATGAAGCCGAGCGCATTGTCGAAAATACCGCATACACTGCAGAACGTCAGCCGGAACGCGACATCACTCCGGTTAACGATGAAACCATGCAGGAGATTAACACTCTGCTGATTGCCCTGGACAAAACATGGGATGACGACTTATTGCCGCTCTGTTCCCAGATATTTCGCCGCGACATTCGCGCATCGTCAGAACTGACACAGGCAGAAGCAATGAAAGCTCTTGGATTCCTGAAACAGAAAGCCTCTGAACAGAAGGTGGCTGCATGACACCGGACATTATCCTGCAGCGTACCGGGATCGACGTGAGAGCTGTCGAACAGGGGGATGATGCGTGGCACAAATTACGGCTCGGCGTCATCACCGCTTCAGAAGTTCACAATGTGATAGCAAAACCCCGCTCCGGAAAGAAATGGCCTGACATGAAAATGTCCTACTTCCACACCCTGCTTGCCGAGGTTTGCACCGGTGTGGCTCCGGAAGTTAACGCTAAGGCGCTGGCCTGGGGAAAACAGTACGAGAACGACGCCAGAGCCCTCTTTGAGTTCACTTCCGGCGTGAATGTTACTGAATCCCCGATCATCTATCGCGACGAAAGTATGCGCACCGCCTGCTCTCCCGATGGTTTATGCAGTGACGGCAAAGGCCTTGAACTGAAATGCCCGTTTACCTCCCGGGATTTCATGAAATTCCGGCTCGGTGGTTTCGAGGCCATAAAGTCGGCTTACATGGCCCAGGTGCAGTACAGCATGTGGGTGACGCGAAAAGATGCCTGGTACTTTGCCAACTATGACCCACGAATGAAGCGTGAAGGCCTGCATTATGTCGTGGTTGAGCGGGATGAAAATTACATGGCGAGTTTTGACGAGATGGTGCCGGAGTTCATCGAAAAAATGGGCGAGGCACTGGCTGAAATTGGTTTTGTATTTGGGGAGCAATGGCGATGAAGCATCCTCACGATAATATCCGGGTAGGTGCGATCACTTTCGTCTACTCCGTTACAAAGCGAGGCTGGGTATTTCCCGGCCTTTCTGTTATCCAAAATCCACTGAAAGCCCAGCGGCTGGCTGAGGAGATAAATAATAAACGAGGGGCTGTATGCACAAAGCATCTCCTGTTGAGTTAAGAACGAGCATTGAGATGGCACATAGCCTTGCTCAAATTGGAGTCAGGTTTGTGCCAATACCAGCAGAAACAGACGAAGAGTTTCATACGTTAGCCACATCCCTTTCACAAAAGCTGGAAATGATGGTGGCGAAAGCAGAAGCAGATGAGAGAGACCAGGTATGACAACCACTGAATGCATTTTTCTGGCAGCGGGCTTCATATTCTGTGTGCTTATGCTTGCCGACATGGGACTTGTTCAATGACACCTCAGCAAGAAAACGCCCTTCGCAGTATTGCCCGTCAGGCTAATTCTGAAATCAAAAAAGCCAGACAGCAGTTTCCGGATAAAAACGTCGATGACATTTGCCGTAGCGTACTGAAGAAGCACCGCGAAACGGTAACGCTGATGGGATTCACACCGACTCATTTAAGCCTGGCGATCGGCATGTTAAACGGCGTTTTTAAGGAACGGTGAACATGAAAAGCAAAATCATCAGGGAGCTACAGGCTCCTTTTTTATTGTTCGCATTCACCCTCAAGCGTATTAACCAACAATTCAGGAATTAATGAAAGATGGCAGACATCATTGATTCAGCATCAGAAATCGAAGAATTACAGCGCAATACAGCAATAAAAATGCGTCGTCTGAACTACCAGACTGTATCCGCAACTCATTGTTGTGAATGTGGCGATCCGATAGATGAGCGAAGACGACTGGCTGTTCAGGGTTGTCGGACTTGTGCAAGTTGCCAGGAGGAGATCGAACTTAAGAACAAACAATGGGGACTGTGATGGCCTCAAAGCAGTAAATTTCAACATCGTCCAACTGAGGTGTAAAAATGTTCAGAATCATTTTTCCTAACACCTGGTACGTCGACCACCACGGCACTCCCTGCAAAATCCTGCGTTCTACCCACAACAAAGTTCACTACATCCGAAAAGGCAGAACATGTATCGCCAGCATGTTCCGCTTTAATCATGACTTTGAACCTGTGAATAAAGCTGATGCAGTTCGGATAGCAGAAGAGATCGAAACGGCAGAACACATTAAGAAGTTACGTGCCATACGCAGGAAATAGAAAAATTGATAAATTCAATACTGCATTTCTCAGCATTAAATTTATCTCTATGACCAGTCAAGAGATGTACCTGCCATGAGCTTAATATCATGTCAGATATATCGGTCACAAACTCCCTCAGCAGCTAAGAGGAGGACAAATGTCTCGACTAATCACTTTACAGGACTGGGCTAAAGAAGAATTTGGGGACTTAGCACCAAGTGAGCGAGTTCTGAAAAAATACGCGCAAGGGAAAATGATGGCCCCACCCGCTATAAAAGTTGGTCGCTACTAGATGATTGACCGAAATTCCCGTTTTGTAGGAACGCTTGCAGAACCGCAACTCCCAATAAACGCAAACCCAAAACTCCAACGGATAATCGCTGATGGCTGCTAGACCCCGATCTCACAAAATCTCTATACCCAATTTATATTGCAAATTAGATAAGCGAACCGGAAAGGTATATTGGCAATACAAACATCCACTATCCGGTCGTTTTCATAGCTTAGGAACTGATGAGAATGAAGCAAAACAAGTTGCTACTGAAGCAAATACCATTATTGCTGAACAACGTACCCGACAAATATTAAGCGTCAATGAGCGTCTGGAAAGAATGAAAGGCAGGCGCTCAGACATTACGGTGACAGAATGGCTTGATAAATATATTTCTATCCAGGAGGACAGGCTGCAACATAATGAACTAAGACCCAACTCCTATCGGCAAAAAGGCAAACCCATTCGTCTTTTCCGTGAGCATTGTGGAATGCAACACCTCAAGGATATTACCGCACTTGATATTGCCGAAATAATTGATGCTGTAAAGGCTGAAGGTCATAACAGGATGGCGCAAGTCGTGAGAATGGTGTTGATCGACGTCTTCAAAGAAGCACAACACGCAGGACATGTTCCGCCAGGATTTAACCCAGCGCAGGCAACAAAACAACCGCGAAATCGAGTAAACCGCCAAAGATTATCACTGCCCGAATGGCAGGCAATATTTGACAGCGTAAGCAGACGGCAGCCCTATTTAAAATGCGGGATGCTACTTGCTCTTGTCACTGGACAACGTTTAGGCGATATCTGCAATTTGAAATTCTCTGATATCTGGGACGACATGTTGCACATTACTCAGGAAAAAACCGGTTCAAAACTTGCTATTCCGCTTAACCTGAAATGCGATGCTCTGAATATTACCCTTCGTGAAGTTATATCTCAGTGCAGGGATGCTGTTGTTAGTAAATATCTGGTCCATTACCGTCACACTACCTCTCAAGCAAACAGAGGAGACCAGGTGTCTGCAAATACTCTTACAACGGCTTTTAAAAAGGCCAGGGAAAAATGTGGCATAAAATGGGAGCAAGGAACTGCGCCCACATTTCATGAGCAGCGATCTCTGTCAGAACGGTTATATCGGGAACAGGGTCTGGATACGCAAAAGTTGTTAGGTCATAAATCCAGAAAAATGACCGACCGATACAATGATGATCGTGGTAAAGACTGGATTATCGTAGATATCAAAACAGCATAG